GTCATGTTGTCCCCCGGCCCCTCATGGGTGCCGGGCGTCGGTCGATATTACTTAACGTAATAACGAACGAAGAAGTAAACAAGATATATTAAGAAGTTGCTAAGATATAAAGCAACAAACTGAATAGTACTTGAATACTCTTTAGACATACGTCCAGTAGCCACAGTGCATCATGAATCAAGAATCACACAAACCTCCCGAAGGAGGGCGTGGAGTTCTTGTTCTGTATGCCCAGAATGAAGTAACACTGCCAAACGATCGGCCGCAAAAAGCCGCCGAGAGTCGACATTGTATCTCAATCTGAGCCTAGCATGGATCACATTAATGCGATCTAAACTAGGAGCACTGCGCCGGTGAGTAGTCGGTTTCTTATTCATAGAAACATAGCTAACATCGGTGCTACTGGACTACATTGCTTGTAGCGGGGTATCAGTTCCTTTTTAAAGGACTCTGATATCTCACAGCGGTTGATTAGGCCGCTGCCCAGCCCCTGCGTAAACAAATGCGCCGGGGCAGCGCATAGATGCCGGTGTCGGAACGTGTGCTCCCAGTGTTTAAAACACGGAGGCACTCTTTCCAGCCGTCCACCACGTACGTTTTTCGTACGGGGCGAACGACCCAGGATCGATACTCAAGGCGGTGCAAATCAGGGGACATACGTCCCTTGACACCGCGCTTTTTGTTCGTCGCTGACTCGTTCACGTGATTACGGTACCACCCTATCAGGCTCGAGGAGTCCCATTTAACTTGACCGGAAAAGTCAAGGTATTGGTATTTCTCCCGACAATATGGAAGGACGCCATAACGGCGCTCAACCATATCCTGAATAGCAGTTGCCGTAAGCCAGTAACCCGAATCCCAGAGAGAGTTTGACAACTCAACCCAGGAAACGAGTTCACCTGCATCTCTAATACCACGATGATCCCATTGGGTCCGCATTCGGATGGGTGTGACTTCGACGCCTTTATAGGCATCGCACCCGCAGGATTCACGAAAGAATCCGCCCACACAGCACTTACTCTCATTGAACTTAAGTCCAAGAAGAGGAAAGTACTGGAGTAAAGGAGCATAGTCTTCGCTCCTAACTATGATATCATCGCCGTACACAAAAACAGATTCGGCTGCCCTTTTCCAGGCGCGCTCTTCAGCGCGATCTAGGTCTGGGCCTCCTAACTGCGATGACCGCGCCCTTGCGGGCGCGTACTTTGTGTACAACACGGAAACAGCTAGCGCATAGAAGCAGAGTGCCTCAACGGGGAAGCAAACAGCTGACCCCATCGGTGCAAACTTACTTAAATGCACTACCCTACCATCAGGTAATCGAGTATACTCACTCCGAGAGGCTAAAAGCCCTTCTAAGAGAGTAGTGCCCCCAAATAGTTCTTTAACTAAGAGGAGGGAAACTCGATCACTTGCGTCCTTCATATCTAGCGTCACGTAGTTAGTACTACGTGAACTCGACAGAGCTAACGCCCGATTTACTCGTTGATCACGAAAGTTAACGTGACCCCGGGTAAGAGGGTGTTGTTCGATCCAAGGGTATAAAGCCTTCTGGATCCCCTGTTGAATCCACTGGAGTTCCAATGGTTCGCAAGATATGAGCCGAGGTCCTCGGGAATCCTTTGGCACAAGTACCACCTTTGCGGTGGCGTGCTGTAAGGGTTCCAAGGACTGGAGCCAATCGAATTGGTCGGATACTTGGTTAAGTCCAAGTACGAAGTATTCCGTAAAAGGGAATACTTTCTCGAGGCCAGCATAGAGTCGGGAGAAGTTTGACTTCTCTCCGGTCTCCTCGCCGGTCGCGACCGCCCCAGGTCCATGTCGGGGAGTAATCTCCCTAACATTAAACCCATCAAAAAGACGACTAATAAAAAGCCGAGCTTTTTGAACGATAGGCTGAACCGATGACGGAAACTCCAATAATAAGTGGAGCTCGTCTTCGGTTCGAACGAATGAGTCGATAACTGAATTCTCAGTATTCGGGTCATATGGTAGACTTAGCTTGTACGAAAAGTACAAGAACTGTCTCACGTGTCGCAATGCGGTTGTGTCTAGGTCATCCCGGACACATCCATCGTCCATGAAGAGACGCTCTATCAACCACCCCAAAAATAGGGGGATTGAGGTCCCAGCTTTCTTACGAAAGCCTAAGATCCGTAGAGGAGTCTCGCTATGTAGGCTATAGTCAATAGCCTTACCTAGCATAGGAAGAGTCTTCGTCAAGAAGGCAATTCCTTCAGTATCAACACGATTGCGTAAAGTACGCAAGTCGTGTTGAGACTCATGAACATTAGGATAACATTGCGCTATGTCATGGTACAGCTGCACAGTCAGAGAGACGTAAGTCTCTAGGCTATTATTATCTCCCATAAGGTAGATATCCTAGCCCGGCTCCGCAGCCGAACCACAACAATCAGTCAGGACTACGCTCTAAGGTTCTCCCGTAAGAATACGGTTGACCTTAGTCTCATCAAGAGCCGCCGAGGAGCTATTAACTCCCAGCACTCCAATGAGATTCTGAACAAGAGCCAGCGCCATGAGAGGCGTCGACTGCTGTTCACCGCCGACGAAGATGCCCCCACGAGGGACACCGACGACGGCATAGGCGTAGGCCTTTAAATCTTGATCGCCAGTTGCGTCACGAAAGACGTAATCTAGACGAACAAGATGTCGATCTGTTTTACCAGGCTTATTCTCGTTGCTCACAGAATGAGCAATTGTGAGAACCGCCGGTTGATCAAGACTGACACCCGCAAGAGTGGGTGCAGCACAAGATCTAACAGACCGACCTGCCCCTGCGTCAATAGTAGCAAAACTATTAGTTTCAATAACAGTAATTGCACTATGTGCCGATAGGGACAGTGACTTAATGGTGAGTGGATCAGCTAACAAAGCTAGGTCTCCTTCTGTTAAGTCTGTTGTGGTGAGTATTACTACTCAGTTATTACCGAGGCAAACGTTGTGCCACGAGAGCCGCGCTAATTAAAGCACGTCTCACGGACAAAACGTTCTTTGACTTCCTCGGTACCGATACATGTGATAGATCAGGTTGAAACCTTCTCCTCACATAAGCGGTTTCGGTCGTACCGCAAAGGTACGTATCAACCATTGGCAGGAGGGGATTTAATATCCCATCATTCTGCAAATAGGTCCCGAACCACTGAGTGCTTCGAACGACTTTAATGCTTTCGCAATAGTCGTGAACGAGCACATCGGCAGGGAAGAAACGTGGTCTATTCTGGTGAAGCCAATTGCCGACGCCGTAAAACCAATCAACTATAAAGCTGAATGGAACGATGTCCCAAAGGGCAGCAGGATCGGCGATTCCAAAGGAATCGACGAACTGTTTCAACCGGGATAGCCAGCCCTGGAACTCAGGTGCCGTAAAGCTATAACTAGCAGAACGGTACATATGAGCTTCCACCGTATCGACTGCCTTCCACTTGAAGTGGGAGGAATCGAACGCGATATCTCTGACAATCGCATGACCGAATCTTTCGGTATGTGCGGGCCAGTACTGAGTAAGACGAAGCGGCGTGGCATGCCACGGCCGTGTCTTAGACAGATGCTCATCAGCCTCATCATACTTCTTTGTCCAATTATTAATAATTGTCCAGAAGTCCTGCATATCACGAATGGTCGGGAGAATCCCAAATTGGACCATGAGATGATCGTCAGCCAACTGTTTTGCAGTTTGCTTCAGATCAAGTTCATCAAGTCGTCGGAAACGACGATTAATGACCTCAGAGCCAAAAAGAGACTTCCACAGACCCTTCATCTGATACAGATCTGTCACAAGGTACCAAATAGAGAAGTCCGTATCAAACGGATCATAATCTATCTGTATATTCTTGGGCAGACTAGGATCAGCAAATGGAGACTCGAAGTCCGCGAGGACAACGGGATCCATCAACTGTAAAGACTGTAATGAAGGACCGTACATAATACGGTCCTCCCATAGCATAGCTATGGGATAAGATGATGCCATATACCCCGGTTTACCGGTGCATACGTCAACATCAAATACAGCTCCACCCGTGACGGGGAAATATAAGTTTCCCTGAAACGAGTAGTTTATACAGTCCTGATAACGCCACTTCCCCTTACTAACATAGTCGCTCATATAGCGACCTGAGAGATAGGGGTTGGGATAATCCAGCGGAGCATATCGTTGGAGGTTGTAATTCGAAAGAGTTACAATTCCACATTGATTCTGCACTCGCCCGGAGTTATCAGATCTAATCCTAGGTGTTGAGGTTGTCATGTTATTCTAAGTTCAGACTCAG